AAAAGCTAAGATTGAATTAATAAAAGCTCAGATAGGTAAATTAAATACTGGAGAAGATAATGAAGCCTTTGAAAATGATGGCTTTATTGAAGCTTTAAATAACTCTGCTAAGGAAGACTGGAACGAAGATGAAGAAGAGTAGGGCACTGTTCAAATTCAAACCATTTAGCAAGAAACAACGTAAGGTCCTTAACTGGTGGTGCGATAGCAGTCCAGTAAAAGATATGGACGGCATCATAGCAGATGGTGCTATCAGATCTGGTAAGACCGTTGCAATGGCATTGTCTTATGTCATGTGGGCAATGGAAAACTTTGATGGAGAAAACTTTGGAATGGCTGGTAAGACTATTGGTTCTTTTAGACGTAATGTTCTTGCTGTTTTAAAGCTTATGCTTAAGACAAGAGGTTATAAAGTTGTTGATCATCGAGCTGACAACATGCTTACAATTACAAGAAATGATATTACAAATTATTTCTATATCTTTGGCGGTAAAGACGAACGCTCACAGGATTTAATTCAAGGTATCACATTAGCAGGAATGTTCTTCGACGAAGTAGCGTTAATGCCAGAGTCTTTTGTAAATCAGGCAACAGCAAGGTGTTCAGTTGAAGGTTCGAAGTGGTGGTTTAACTGCAACCCAGCAGGACCATTCCACTGGTTCAAAGTCAACTGGATAGATAAGGTAGTGGAGAAAAATTTGATATATCTTCACTTCACAATGGATGATAACTTGTCGCTTAGTGAAAGTATCAAAGAGAGATATAAAAAACAATGGAGTGGAGTCTTCTATGACAGATATATTTTAGGTTTATGGACAGTAGCTGAAGGCATTATCTACGACATGTTCGATAAAGCAAGAAATGTTGTCGATGAAGCTAGAAACCTGACACAAACAAGATATATTAGTTGCGACTATGGTACACAAAATGCCATGGTTTTTCTTTTGTGGGAAAAAGGTATAGATGGAATTTGGTACTGTACTAAAGAGTATTACTATTCCGGTCGTGATAAGAAAAAACAGAAAACCGACAGTGAATATGCAGATGATTTAATGGAATTTATTGGTGATAAAAAAATCAAACAGATTGTAGTTGACCCAAGTGCAGCTTCTTTTATCACAGAACTCAAGAAAAGGAAATTCAGCGTTAAGAAAGCAAAAAATGATGTGGCAAACGGTATAAGAGAAGTAGCAACTACTTTGAATCAGAATAGGATAAAATTTTATGATGTTTGTAAGATGACAATAAAAGAGTTTGCAACATACGCTTGGGATTCTAAAGCTTCTGAGCGTGGTGAAGATAAGCCTTTAAAAGAAAATGATCACTGTATGGATGCGGTTCGATATTTTGTAAACACAATAGTTGTTAAACCAACTTTAAATACATCGCTGAAAGGAGGAATTTAAAGAATGTTTAGATTGCCACGCGATACAGTAATGACAACAGAATTATTAGCAGAATATATTGGTAAACATAAGCGAATAGTTGATGAAAGATATTCAAAATTAAAAAGCGCATATGAAAATGATTATGCTATTTTTCATCAGGAAGCTAAAGAACCATATAAACCAGACAATCGTATCAGCGTTAATTTTGCAAAATATATAACAGATACGTTTAACGGCTTTTTTATTGGAAATCCAATCAAGGTTCAGTCTGATGATGAAACTGTAAATGAATACATACAGTTCCTGGATAACTATAATGATCAAGATGATAATAATGCGGAGCTTTCGAAAATATGTTCGATCTATGGCAAAGGATATGAGATGTACTTTGTTGATGAAGAGGGAAATATAGGCATCACATATCTTAATCCTACAGAGGCATTTATTATTTATGACGAAAGCATAGTGGAAAAACCACTATTTTTTGTTAGATATTATATGGATTATAAAAACGTTGAAAGAGGTAGCTGGTCTGATGGTGTACAGATACAGTATTTCTACAACAAAGGCAGCTATAAGTGGGAAGATGAACCACATAATCATGGATTCGACGGTGTTCCAGCAACTGAGTATGTAGAAAATGCAGAAAGATTGGGATTATTTGAAAGTGCACTTCCTATGATCGATGCATACAATAAAGCAGCTAGTGAAAAAGCAAACGATGTTGATTATTTCGCTGATGCTTATCTAAAAATTCTTGGTGCTCTTCTAGATAATGAAGGGCTACAAAAGATAAGAGACAATCGAATAATCAATTTTGACGAGGATGCATCAGGATTGGTTGTGGAATTCATGCAAAAACCTAATGCAGATACCAGTCAAGAAAATTTATTAAATAGACTTGAAAGACTTATTTATCAAATCTCCATGGTTGCTAATATCAATGATGAAAATTTTGGTACATCCAGCGGTATTGCTCTGAAATACAAGCTTCTTTCTATGACAAATTTAGCTAAAACAAAAGAGCGAAAATTTGTTAGCGGTATGAACAGAAGATATCGTCTTATTTTCAGTAATCCGGTCAGTGGGATGAGTCGTGATGCGTGGGTTGGTATTCAATATAAGTTTACGTTCAATATTCCAGCTAATCTTTCTGATGAAGCAACAGTTGCAACACAGCTGGAAGGTATCATATCGAAAGAAACACAGCTTTCTGTATTGTCAATCGTAGATGATGTGCAAAGCGAAATGGATAAAATCAATGCTGAAGATGAGCAAAACGCACTGTCTATCGTTGATCAGCGAATGTTTAATGACTCGCTTGATGATTCAAATGAACAAGCGGGGGGGGGTAATCGAAGTGCAAAGTAAACCTTTAAACGGAGCACAAACTCAGTCTTTATTAGCCATAATGGCACAATATACCGCTAAAGCAATAACTGAAGGACAAGCTGTAAAACTGATATCAACAGCTATTGGAATTACTAATGCTGAAGCTAGAAGCATTTTAGCAGGTGAGTTATAATGAGTAGTTACGATTACTGGAAAAAGCGAGAAGAGGCTCAGCGTAAAAAAGACAACAAAGACATGAAGTCTTACTCAGCCGAAATAAAGAAGATCTATCAAAACATGATGGATCAGATAAGTGATGAAATTTATGCATTCTATTCTAAATATGCCAGTGACACCGGTATAACAATGGCCGAAGCTATCAAGCGAGCTAACAAACTTGACATGGAAGAGTATTCAAGAAAAGCTAAAAAGTATGTTGAAGAAAAGAACTTTTCCGAACAAGCAAATGCTGAGATGAAACTTTATAACATGACGATGAAAGTCAATCGACTTGAGCTTTTAAAGGCTAATATTGGCTTGGAACTAGTAAGTGGCCATGACGAACTGGAAAAGTTTTTTCAGGAGGAACTGGAAGGTAAAACAATTGAAGAACTTGAAAGACTCGCCGGAATTCTTGGTGATTCGATACAGAACAACAAAGAATTTGCCGAGTCTATTGTTAATGCTTCATTCCACAACGCTACTTTTAGTGACCGTATCTGGATGCATCAGGATCTACTTAAGAACAATATAAGTAGCCTGTTGCAAACGGGCCTTATTCAGGGACGAAATCCAAACGTATTGGCCAGAGATTTGAGAAGACGTTTCAATGTCAAAATATCCGATGCTGAACGTTTGATGCGTACGGAGATGGCAAGGGTACAGATTGATGCACAGATGAAATCCTATGCAGCAAATGGTATTGATGAATTTGAATACATAGCATGTGGAGGTTCAGATGTATGTGATATTTGTAAAAAATTAGATGGTAAAGTATTTAAAGTTTCAAAAATGATGATAAGTGAGAATGCTCCGCCAATGCATCCAAACTGTCATTGTAGTACTGGTGTTCATATTGATAACAAAGAATACGAAGACTGGTTAAACTATATTGAAAGTGGCGGGACAACTAAAGAATGGAATAGTTTAACAAAAGAAAATAAACATGCAATCAATTCTTATGTTTCATCATCTTCTTATTTCATTAATGACATTTTAAGAAATGGATATAAATTAGATGATGAGCAAAAAGAAATAGTAAAAAATCTTGATGATGCATTGAACAAAATGCATCCTTATGAAGGAGATTTAACTAGATCAGTATACTTTTATGATGCGCAATCTTTTGATAATTTCTTAAAAGAATATGAAGTAGGTAAAATTTTAACAATAAAGCAATATTTGTCTACAACAAAAGGCGATGTTTATAATCCTGAAGCACAGGTCCAATTAAAAATCTTAAATTCTAAAAATGGTATTAACATTTCAGCTTTTAATAATTCTGAAGACGAGGTATTATATAAGCGTAATAGTAAATTTAAAGTGATAAGAATATATATTGAAAATGATGTTACGTATATCGAGTTGGAGGAAGCATGAAAAAGCATTTAACTTTTAAAGAATTTATGAGATTGTCTAGAGAAGAACAGAATACTAGATATAAAGAACTGTCAGAACATGATAAATTTTTAGCTAGGATGTCAGATGTTGGAGCAGATGTTGGAAATAGGAATTCTAAACCCCTCTCTAAAGAAGAAATTTTAAAAATTGCAAAAAGGTATGGGATTAAAGAAAAAAATTATGATAAAGATTAAAATAGAAGAAACAAACGAGCATATCCATATCGAAGTAAAAGGTCATGCCAATTATAATATAGTTGGTCAAGATATTGTCTGTAGTGCAATTTCTACACTTCTACAGACACTTTGTTACTCATTAGAGGAATTGACCAACGATAAAGTAAATATTTCATTAGAAAGTGGTAATTCGTTTGTAAATATATATAAACCACATTGTAAGAGTCGAATACTTGTCGGCTCTTTTTTTATAGGGTGTAGAGAAATTTCAAACACCTATGAGGATTATGTCAAGATAGAAAAAATAAATTGATTTTTTAGAAAGGAGTATATTATGTCACAAGGATTAAGGCCACATTATCATCAAGAATTTGAATATCGTAGTGAACAATACTATGACAGGAAAAGACATTGTATTGTTAAAAAAATACAATATATGTGCATGATTTGCGGAAGAATCAGGCACGAAAAATACGATTGTTATTTACCGCCACCAAAAAGAAAAGATAAAACTAAGGTTTTAGAAAAGAATAAAAAGAAACGTAGCGACTGGTAAGTCGTTTTTATTTTGTCCAGGCGTGAACGACATTAAACTTTACGGTAAGCAGGCGTGGAACTTTATAAAGCTACGGATAAGTTAGGCGTGAAAACTATAAATTACGGAGGAAAAGAAAATGAAAGATTTAGAAAAATTATTAAAAAATAAATTTAATTTACAACTTTTTGCTGATGACGATGCTCCAGAAGGTGAAGAAGGCAACAATGATGACGATGCTCCAGAAGGTGGAGAAGATCAAGATGGTGAAAAAAACACTAAAAAATACAGTGATGAAGATGTAAATAAGATAATTGCTAAAAAATTTGCTGAGTGGGAAAAGAAGCAGGAGAAAAAAACAAAAGAAAATCAAGAAGCTGAGCGTCTAAAAAATATGAGTGAGCAAGAAAAGCGTGATCACGAATTTAAAGAACTACAAGCTAAGATTGCAAATTATGAAAAACAAGAAGCATTAGGGAAAATGACAAAAGTAGCTCGCTCTATTTTATCAGAACAAGAAATTAATGTTAATGATGAGCTTTTAAGCAATCTTGTTACAGAAGATGCAGATACTACTAAAACTAATGTAGAAAACTTTGCTAAGATGTTTAAAGCAGCAGTTCAAAAAGAAGTGGCAGCTAAATTAAGACATGAACCACCTAAAAAAGGAAGTGGTGCTAAATTAACAAAAGAAGATATTTTAAAAGTGCAAAATCGTGCAGAGCGTCAAAAATTGATCAAAGAACATATGAGTCTGTTTAAATAGACGAAGGAGGAGTATATGAATAAATTATTTAATTTACAGCTATTTGCTGAAGAAGATGATGTGATTAAAAGTTCTGACTTAGAACCAGCTATCTCTATTGATTTTACAAGCAGATTAAATGCAAATATTAGTGAACTACAAAATTTGTTAGGTGTAACAGAAATGACACCAATGGCAACTGGTACAATTATTAAATTATATAAAATGGTACAGACGGAAACTCCTGATCAAGTTGACGAAGGAGAAACTATTGGACTGACAAAGTTTGAAAGAAAGTTAGCTAAACAAGTCGAATTGAAATTAAATAAATATAGAAAATCAACAACTGCAGAAGCAATTCAAAGATCAGGACGAGCTTTAGCAGTTAATAAAACAGATGAAAAATTGCTTTCAGGGGTACAGAAAGATATTAAAAAATCGTTTTATGGTTTACTAAAGGAAGCAACAGGAAGTGCGACTGGAACAAATTTACAAAATACGCTTAGTGCCGTATGGGGTGCAATTAAAAGATTTTACGTTGATGAAGATGCAACCCCAATTTATTTTGTATCTTCAGATGACGTGGCTGATTATCTAGGAAATGCACAAATCACTTTACAAACAGCGTTTGGTATATCATATATAGAAGATTTCTTAGGTTTAGGAACTTTGGTTGTAACTCCAGAATTAGATGCAGGGGAAGTTTACGGTACAGCTAAAGAAAATATAAATGGTGCATATGTTCCTGCTTCTAGCGGAGATGTTGCTCAAACTTTTGGATTAACTGCAGACGCAACTGGATTAATCGGCATGACACATTTGATAAAAGGTGATAATGCTACTTTAGAAACTCTTGCTTTTTCTGGAGTTATTTTCTTTCCTGAACTAACAGATGGTGTTATAAAAGGAACGATTGATCATACGCCAGTTTTAGATACGTTAACAGTTAACTCGGTGGCTGGAAGTAAAACAGGCGATACAAAAATAACAGTCACTCAAGAATTAGAAAAAGGGCATAATTATAAATATAAGACAGATCCAACAACTGCTCCAGAGGTAAAATATATGCAAAACGTACGTAATTGGAATGCATGGGACGGAAAATCTGATATAACAGCAACTACTGGACATAAAATTACAATTGTAGAATGTGACAGTGCCTACAAAGCGTTAAAATCCGGAACAGCAGATGTGACATCTGAATAAAAAAATGACAATTTTAGAAAATGTTAAAAAACTGTTAAATTTGGATGATTCACAAGAAGAAAAATTAGATGTAATCATCAATCTAACAGCCAGTAGGTTAAAAATATTGCTCGGAGATGTAGATAAAATACCGCGTCAATTGGAGTACATAGTAACTGAAGTATCTATTTCTAGATTTAATAAAATAGGAAGTGAGGGAACTAGTTCTCATACTGTCGAAGGTGAAAGTATGGCATTTAATGACGATGATTTCAATATATATCTTAATGATATAAAAGAATTTCAAAAGCAACATGAAAAAAAAGGACGTGTGATGTTTTTATGAGATATGATACATCTATATATTTTCAAAAAATTGAACATGGTGAATATAATCCAAAAACTGGTGATTATGAAGAAGATGAAGTCAATAATGATCGAAGAATGGCTAGTGTAACAGGGACTAAAACTGAAATCATGAAACTTGTATACGGTTCTATCAAGCAGGGAAGTTTAACAATTCAAATTCAAAATCATTACAATAATGACTTTGACTATATTTTGATAAATAACAAAAAATATACAGTTGATAGCTTTAGAAAGTTAAGAACTAAAGAAATTTTTATTGTGTCAGAGGTACAATGATGAGTGGCATTAAAATTGAAGGAATTGAAAAACTTCAGGCTAAATTAAAGAAAAATGTACAAATGGATGATGTGAAAAGAGTAGTTAAGACTAATGGAGCTCAACTTAAAAATAAAATGGTTAGAAATGCTAATTTCGTTAAGGGATATCAAACCGGAACAACTAAACGAAGTATTGTTAGTAATATAAAAGATGGTGGATTAACAGTTGAAACTGGTCCAACAACCGAATACTCTCCATACCTTGAATTTGGAACTCGATTCATGGAAGCACAGCCTTTTGTTCGACCATCTTTAGATGAACAAAAAAAAGAGTTTGTCAAAGATTTCAAGAAATTAACTAAATGAGGTGAGATATATGGATCCTCAACAGGAGTTATTTACAATATTAAAATTAAAGTTAGAAGAACTAGGATATGATGTGTATGATGGTTTTTTACCCCCTAAAAATACACCATATCCTTTTATATATTTAGCGGACAGTAAGAGTACTGATGAGGCGAATAAAACAGCAGTATTTGGCAATGTATATCAAACAGTACATATTTGGCATAACAATCAAAAACAACGTGGTACTGTTTCTAAGATGTTATTAGATATAAAAAATACTGCTAGAAAAATTGATAAAACTGATAATTTTTCGTGGTTTATTATTGATGTTGAACAAAACATATTAGCAGATACTATAACAAGTACACCACTTATGCATGGTGTACTTGAATTAAAATTTAAATTTAGTTAAAGGAGGAGTTAGAGTGCGTAAATTAAATTTACAGCTATTTGCTGGAGAAAAGCTAGAAGCTGTTCAAGGGAGTCGTATTATTTATTTATATCGTTTATTTAGCAAACAAACGACAGAAGCAGCAAAAAACATTGCATTTTCTACTGAAAATGAAAATACAATGTCGCAAGATGCGGAAAGCACTGCTACTAAAGACGGTTCGATTCGTACGCCTGGAGCAATCGAAGTAGAGTTGACCGGAACATCTGTGATGGCCAAAAACAGTACACTATATAGTGAGCTTAAATCTGCTATGCATAATAGTGAACTAGTAGAATTGTGGGAAGTTAATTTAGATGAGCCTGGGGAAACTGAGAATAAGGGTAAATTTAAAGCTACATATTACCAAGGTTATATTACAGAATTATCTAAATCATCACCAGCCGATGGATTTGCAGAAATATCTTTCACATTTGGAGCAAATGGTTCTGGAGCAGATGGATATGCAACTGTTACAAAAGAACAACAAGAAATTGCAAGTTATGTGTTCAAAGACACTACTGTAGATAGTAAATAGGAGGAAAATATGGAATTAACGATAAATGGAAAAGTGTATCAATTTAAAGCTAGTATCGCATTTATGCGATTAGCAAATAACTTAGTTGAAGAAAAAGTTGATAATACAAATTTAGCTCAAAAAGTAGGATTGAGATATTTGATTGCAGGACTAATTGACGGAGATGTCGAACAGTTAATAAATGCATTAGATTTTATGAATACAGGATTTGATCAACGTTTAACTAGAAAAGAAATAGAAGATTTTATTGAAGATGAAAACGTTGATGTTGATGGTATTTTTGAAATGGTACTTGATTTTTTATCGAAAGCGAATGTATCGAAAAGAACATACAATGTTCTGATGGAACAAGTGAACCGAGAAAAAGCGAGAAGAAAAGCAATGATGAAAGCTTAGATACATTCAATGATGAGAATTACAAACAAATCTGTTTAAACTGTTTTAGATATTTAAATTTTAAAAGTTATAAAGAAGTTGATATGCTTTCTGTCTCTGAATACAACTTATTAATGAAAGCAGTCGAATTAAAAAATGTAGATATAGAGTATTACATACATTTGCTAGCTTTTAATAATTTAAGAGTACGAGCTGAGAAAAAAATAGGTAAAGATAAGGTGAAACCTGTTTATGATACGTTTAAAAAATTTTTTAACTATGACGAACGCCTCAATGAGGTATTAGGAAAAAGAAAAAAAAGTAAGTTTGAAAACTTAAAAAATTTCCTCAAAGCTAAGAAAGGAGGAAATAGTAATGCCTGAAAGTTTTAGTATAAAAGCTATATTATCAGCGGCTGATCGTGGATTTAGTTCAACTTTTAAAAATGCAATATCTACTACAGACACTTTAACTTCAAGGATAAAAAGTGGACTTGGATTCGGTGTTTTAACAGGTATAGGGCAGCAGGCATTTAGTACAATTTCAAGCAGTGTTCAAGGAGTTATAGGGGATTTAAACTCATCGAACGCAGCTTGGAAAACCTTTCAAGGAAATATGGAAATGGTTGGCAAAAGTACAGAAGATATAGCAGCGGTTAAAAGTGAACTTCAAGATTTTGCTACAAAAACAATTTATAGTGCTTCTGACATGGCAACAACTTATAGTCAGCTTGAGGCGGTTGGTATAAAAAGTACAAATAAACTTGTAAAAGGGTTCGGTGGTCTTGCGGCCGCCGCAGAAAATCCACAACAAGCAATGAAAACATTAAGCCAGCAGGCTACACAAATGGCAGCTAAACCAACTGTAGCATGGGAGGATTTTAAACTCATGCTAGAACAAACGCCGGCTGGAATTTCTGCAATTGCAAAAGAGATGGGTAAAACTACAGCTAAATTAGTGCAAGATGTACAGGCTGGGAAAATTAAAACAGAAGACTTTTTCGATGCAATATCTAAAGTAGGTACAAATGATGCGTTCACAAAACTCGCAACTGAATACAAAACAGTCGATCAAGCTGCAGATGGATTAAAAGAAACGCTAAGCGTTAAATTAGCTCCTGCATTTGATCAAATTTCAAAAATAGGGATTGATTCGATAAGTGGGATTATTAATAAAATGGATAGTGTAGATCCTAGCGGTTTAGCTGATAAAGTTATGACTGTAGTTACTACAATAGAACCGTATTGGAATTCACTTTCTAAAACAGTTGGAAAAGTTTCTAAAAGCGTAGGTGGCGCAGTCGGAGCGATTGGTAATGCTTTTGGAGAGTTGGCAAAAAATAAAAATACTATAAGTACATTTTCTACTGTAGTTGACACAGCTGGAAATGTACTTGTTACATTTTTCGGGTTTATTGAGGACAATGCAGATACCATTGTTGCAATAACCCCTTATGTTGCTGGCTTAGGATTAGCATTTAAGGGATATAAAATACTGAATACTATTGCACCAGGTGTAATGAATTTTGCAAGTTCTATTGCAAAATTAGCGGCACAAAAATTAGCACAGCTGGCATTTAATCTAACAACTACAGCTACTGCACAAACTGCAGTTGGGACAGCATGCACAACAAGTGTACAATCTATGCTTGCATCTGCCGCGGCTTTTTTAGCAATAGGAACAGGTGTAGCGTTAGCTGCAGCAGGGATTTCACTTCTAGTTTTTTCTGCTATTCAACTTGTTAATGCTGGTCCAATGGCTGCAGTAGCAGTAGCAGGATTAGCACTTGCCATAGCAGGATTAGCTGCTGGAGCTGCTATTTTAGGACCAACATTAACTGCTGGTGCAGTTGGGTTTATTGCATTTGGTGGAGCAATTGCATTAGTTGGCGCAGGTGCATTAATGGCAAGTGGAGCACTGGCTATTATAGCTGCAGTATTGCCAACTGTATCTAAATATGGTGTTAGTGGAGCGACAGCAATTGGTGCGCTAAGTTTAGCAATGCTTGGATTTAGTGCAGGAGCAATAGCCGCTGGAGCAGGCGCTGCGGTTTTAGCGGTTGCATTATTACCGCTTAGTTTATCTCTTGTAGTTTTAACCGCTGGAATGGTTGCTTTAGCACTTGGACTAGTTGGTGTAAATGCTAGCATGAAATCAATTGCAAAAAATGCTAAAGCTACTGAAAAATCATTAAAATCTATGAAATCATCAATCAATTTTGTAAACAGTGCTTTAGAGGGATTAGGAAGTCTTGCTAAATCTGCAATAAAATCATTTTTAGGATCTTTTAGCAATGCAGAGTCAAAGGCGGTAAATGCTGGGAAAAACATAGGAACTGGTATTACTAATGGTGTACAGGCTGGTACTATTGCAATGGTTTTTATTGCAAATGGTACAGTCAATCAAACGATAGCTATTTTGAATCAAGCTCAAAATGGAGCATATCAATCTGGAGTAATGATTGGATTAGGGTTAGGAAATGGTATGCAATCACAACTTTCAAGGATAAGAAGCATAGCATCACAATTAGCAAGCGAAGCTGAAAAAGCAATAAGAGCTAAAGCTAAAATACATTCTCCATCTAGAGTTTCTACAAAACTAGGAATGTTTTGGGGCGGAGGATATGCTAACGGTATTTCTCTGATGAAAGAAAAAGTAAATAAAGCATCAAAAAAATTAGTTAATATTATTACACCGAACAGTCCAAAATTAGCTTTTAATAGTGAATATTCTAATAAATTATCTAATGATTATACGTATAACAGAAATATCAAATATGTAGTTGAGGTTCCGTTATATGTGGACGGTAGAGAGTTTGCGAAAGCTACTGCTGAATTCACACAAGAAGAATTAGATAAAAAAGAAAAGTTAAAAAAATTATTGAAAGGGGTGAAATAGCACAATATGTATGAATTTAAAGATACAACATCTAAAAATTTAGAAAATACTCATCTTCCTTCAGAGGCAATGAAATTCAACGGGAAGTTTTTTGAAAATGAAATAGTCGGATATCGTACTTTGTCTGTGAGCGGTCGAGAACTTTTATCAGCTGAGATACAGAGTGAAGATTTAGTATCAATGGATGGTGCTAAATATTATAAAAAACGCTATCCTGCTAGAACGATAATTGTTACATATCAACTAATAGCAAAAGATGATACTTCTTTTAGAGAAGCATTTAATAAATTAAATCAGCTTTTAAATGTTGAAAATGTTCAAATTGTATTTAATGATGAACCTGATAAATATTTTATTGGCACAAAATCCGCAAGTGAGGATCCACAATCAGGATCTAATAGTGTAATAGGTACAATCGAAATATATTGTGCTGACCCCTTTAAATATTCAACAGTTTTAAAAGAATTTGATGCTTTTGAAAATGAGAATGGAGAATTGCAAGCTGCAGTTATTAACGATGGTTCTATTCCAACTGAAATTGATTATGAAATAAAACATAATTACGACACTGGCTACATTGGTATAGTAAGTGAAAGTGGAACAATGCAGTTCGGTGCTATTGAAGAAGTAGATGGTGAGAACTATAAACAAAATGAAATGCTTTTAAGAATTGAAGATTTTATATCGTCGGAAGATGATGTTGGTGGAAAAGATTATTTACATCCAACATATGGGACTAAAGGTAGTTTAACAACTGCACAGTGGTTTGGAAAAACGTTTTTAAGATTAGGTACTGCTGGCGAAAAGGTTGGCAGGGCTAATGGCGGATTAAGAACGTTAATAATCCCTGCAGATTCAGAGGGGACTTATGGTGCAAAAAATTTTTATTGCTATATGCATGTTTTATTCTATGCTGGTCTGATGGGGCAAACCGGTGAAATGAGCATTAGTTTTTTAACAGAAAATAACAAAGTAATTGCCGCCTATAACTGGCATAAAGGTGATACTAACGGCAATCAAGGACTTTTAGATTTTATTGTATATAATCCAAACGCTCAATCTAACGATATGCCCCGCGGTCGTGTTATACAGCAATTTAGTTATACAACAAGTCATTTGCAGAGTGAAAACCCATTTTATTGGGATTGGGGACATTGTGATATTTTAAAAGAAGGATCCAGCATTAGATTTTTCTACTATGGTAAATATTATACATATATAGTTCCAGAATCAGAAAATTTAGAGTGTAGAAAAATTCAAGTTGCTATAAAACAGTGGGGAGATCGAAGCGGCAATCAATTTATGTATCAAGCTGGATTTGATACTATTAATTTTCAAAAGATGAACGTTGAAAAATGGAAAAATGTTCCAAATCGTTATAACACTGGAGATATATGTAAAATTGATGGTAATACGTCAAAATTCTATGTAAATGGTATGAATCATCAAGATGACGAGGTGTTGGGAACACAATATTTTAAAGCTGATGCAGGTGAAAATACAATTAAATTTTATTTTAGTAATTTTACAGAAATACTTCCAAATATAAAATTATACATTAGAGAAAAGTGGTTATAAAAATGAGGATAGCAATATTAGATAATTATGATAATTTGTGTACTTTTATCGATAATGATGTTCCTGGAGCTATGCACTATTATGATGACGAATTTCATGTGTATCTATCCGGAACTGCGTATACATTTAGTTTTTCATTTACTGAAGATCATGAAGATAAGCGGTTTTTAACGGTAGGGAATAAAGTAGCTTTTAATTATAAAAATAAAAGCTACTATTTAAATATTCTAAATACAGATAAAAATACAGTTACAGCATATGGTCTTTCGCTTGAATTAACGAACGAGGATGTTGGTCCAAAATCTGGGACATCTTTATCATTTGAACAGTATATTGATTTATTTGGATTTGAAAGTGATATATTAAAAATAAGAGTCAATGAAGTTTCAGATAAAAGAATTTCTTATAGTTGGGATGGAACTGAAACAATTTTAGCTCGTCTTTTTTCTTTAGCTAATGTATTTGATGCTGAAATTGAATTTGTTACCGAATTAAACAGAAATTATGGTTTAGAACAAATAACATTAAACATTTATAAAAAACATGATGATCAAAATCAAGGCTTAGGGAATGACAAAAGAAAAGAAGTTATCCGTAATGGCCAAATCAAATTTACAAGTAAAAGCAATGATATTACTGAACTGTATACGGCTATTCGCCCAACTGGAAAAGATGGGCTGACTCTAGCCAATATCAATAAGACTGAATATGATGCAAACGGAAATATCGAATACTATTCTCCTGCTGGGACAATAGAAATTTTAGCCCCACAGGCTAGAGATAGATTCCCTTCTAATTTGATGTATAGTATTAATGACAGATACATTGCAAAAGAATGGTCGTATGATACAGATGATGTAAATGTACTATATGGTCAATCATTAGCACAGTTAAAAAAGAATTGTATTCCTCTTGTTAAATATGATACATCCGGATATATAGATGGTGAAATTGGAGACACTTTCACTATTGAAGACACTGATTTCAAACCAACTCTATATGTCGAAGCAAGAATAATCGAACAAGTTATCAGTTTTACTGATGAAACAAAAAATAAAACAATATTTGATAATTTTACAGAAGTTAATTCTCAAATTGATGACTCATTAATTAATGAGATGAATGAACTTATTGAAAAAAATAAAAATTATCAGGCAATTGTTTCATCAACAAATGGAATTGTTTTTAAAAATGATGAAGAATCAACAAATTTAACTGCTGTAATAAAAGATGGAATTAAAGATATTACTGATTCATTAAAAATTAAATGGTATCGTGATGATCAGTTTGTTTTGCAGGAAAAAACAATAACTGTATTATCTAATAGCATTAAAGATAAGGCACTTTATAAATTTGAAGCACTTGATAATAATGATGAAATTAAAGCATCTGCAGAAATAACAGTTGTGAAAGTTGCAGATGGAACAGATGGAGTTAGTGTTACAACAATTAGAAAATATTATAAATTATATGATAAATCTTTAGGAACTCCAAACAAGCCAAATCAATATCCACCTTCTGCAGATTGGAAATCAACAGAACCTCAATATGTCGCAGGTAATAATTTAGCATTATATACAGTTGACATGGTTTTATTTTCAAATTCTAAATTCCAGTATTCTGATGTCTCTCTCTCAAGTTCTTACGCGGCGGCTGAAGAAGCAAGAAAAACAGCAACTAATTTTATATGGTATGATAATGAAAATGGTTTGGTCGTTGGTAATCGCTATAATGACAAATTTAGCGGTTATCGGGCACAAATGCTGCCTGATACATTTAATATTATTGACAAAAATGGAAATAAGATGTCTGGTTATGGTGCTGATTTGATTGAGTTAGGTATACAAAGTGTTAATGCGGTTATTAAAATGTGTGCAGGACTAGCTCAAATAGCATTAGCCGATGAGGACTTTTTTGAAAAAACAACAACAGAAGTAAAAAATACATTAAAATATTTACAAATGGTATCTGATAACATCCGTATTCGTGGTAATGAAAGAGTTAGTATATACCAAAGTAAGTATGATCCTGATATAAACGTGGCTTATAAAAACGGATTATATATGGATACCCATAGTGGTATTGATGATCCAAATTCACCAATTGCTCAAAGCGTTCATTTATCTTCAACTGTTATAGAAGGTATTGACGAAGAGACAGGTATTGGTATCGAAAAAGGAAGTCATGTTTATTTGGATAGCGATGGCGCATCGATTGAATCACAACATGATGCTAGAGTAACTGCGATTGATGGAAATGTATATCTTACAGCAGACGGTACTACAAAAGATGTTGTTGTAAATGGTGTTCCAGCCAGACGTTTCTTAAAAACCCAAACAATGATGGTTTCTGGAACTATTGTAGTTGAACCAAATGGACAGCGAGTTGTTGAAACACATTCCCTCAACGGCGTTAAACAGATGTTCAAAAATAAATATGGTGTCGATATAGGAAATTTAGACCCTATAGATTTAGCTATAAGCTACACAAACGGTGACCCTGATGCTAGTTGGGTTTCTGTTACAGGTAGTTATATTAGAGGGGATGGACAGCTCATTGCTGCATTATCAGATGGGGTAAATGGACAATATCGTATCCATTATCAATACATCACATATGTTGATGTTTATGATAATGACAAATGGGATAATAATGTATTGAATGAATCGAGGTGATCACATGAATGATAGTTTCAACGATTAAACAATTTGGACTTAGATTACGTGCTGACCCTGAAGAAATTCCTTTTCAGCATAGTGCAAATGTTCAAATGCAATTCATAAAAGATGAAAATTATAATGATTATACAGTAGTGGGTTATTACATACCACCAGGTGAGAATGAAGCAAAACTTTTAAGTATAAATGATGATGGTAAATTTATTTTAGGCCCCGACTGTTTCAAACAAAGAGGAACATTAAGTTTCTCTTTTAATTTAATAAACAGTCAAGAAGAAGTACATCTAGGCTCTATTGATTTTGAAATTAGATATGCTTTTGGTGATAGTGATACTATATTACCTGAGCCTGAAGAGGTATGGATTAGTTTAGTAACTAAAGTTGCAGAAGACGCAATAAAAGAAGATGTAGAGCTTGTTAAACAAAAAGCTAAAGAAGCATCACAAAGTGCATTAACTGCAAGTGAAAAAGCAAATGAAGCTCTAGAATATGCTAACAATGCAAATCAATCTGCAGACAGTGCTAGTTTATCTGCATCATCTGCTTTAACTGCTAAAACTGATGCTATAGCTGCTTCAAATTCTGCAATACAAGCAAAACAAGATGCTGAGCAAAGTGCTAACAATGCTAAAAATAGCGCTGATACAGCTTTAGCAAATGCGAACAAGTCGAATGAAGCAATTAAAACTGTTACACAAATAAAAACTGAAATTGAAAACAAAGCTAATGATTTTGATACTAATTATCAAGAAAAGTTGAAATCATTCAATGATAACGCGACATCAAAACAAAATGCTTTTGATAATAGTGTTCAAACTGCTAATACTAACCTTGACAATAAAGTTAATCAAGCTAATAGTGATTTAAATGCTAAAGTTCAAGAAGCTAACACAATCATTGATGAAAAGGTTAAAACCGCAACAGAACAGGCACAAAAAGCCACTGATGAAGCAAATAGAGCAGAGCAGGCAACAGATGGGAAGTTAGATAAAAATTTAGGTTCTGAAAACAGTGATAAAGTTCTTATCACTGATGCTGAGGGTAATGTTATAACTCAAAGCAAAGAAGATTTTGAGGGCGGTGGAACTAGTGATTACAACGATTTAGAAAATAAACCGCAAATTAACGGGGTTGAATTGAAAGGTAATAAAACATCTGGTGATCTAAAGATGTACACTCAAGAAGAAGTAGATTATATGCTTGCTGATAAGATGGACAAGCCTTACGTGAGTATAGAGATTACAGATAGTGCAACTATTGATGATGCTTTAGCGGGTAATTTCAAGATTGATAAAATAAAAGGAAACACTTATCAAAAAGTCGAAACCAACATAGTGCCTACGCCATCTAGACCCGTGCCTATCAACAGTAGGAAAGTAAAAGTAGGCGATGAATATGTAGAACTAAGGAGCTTGAAAGAAAGTGTTAATAAGTTTGATTTAGGACTACTAAGTCAAACTTATTTGATTCCGCAGACAGGAAGTTATAGAAAAATAGAAATACCAACAAAATTGAAACCGGGTGTTAGATATACATTTTATTATGAAAATTTTATGACACCTGCGTTATCGTGGCTTGTTTTAAATATCATAAACAGTACAGGAAACATAATCTTTAGTGCATTCAACGTTGATAATAAAAATAATGAAGAAATTAAAGTAAACGGTAGAAGTATAGCATTTAACGCTCCAAGTAGCGGTGAAATATATTTCGATTATTATGTACAATCGTATGATGCAGAAGGCAATTTAGTTCCTCAAAGCACAGAAATGTTTAAAGAAAACTGGTTTACAAAATATGTTAAAAATATCATGATAACTGAAGAATCACTAAATCAAACTACTTATATTGCACCAACAGTCCGCGATTACAAGATTGTTGACCATGCGAATAAAACGAGTAAGATTGTAAGGAATACATTTGAATTATTATTGACTGGGGATGAAAATTGGCAATTAGGAAATGCATTTGGTGATTTGGCACAATATTTCTTTTTACCAACCCAATATGTTAGTGATGCATCTAATAATGTAAAAAATACGCATTTTATAATCGATAACCCATACGATAAAAGCAAAGATTGCTTAGGATTTTATATTAGGGATGTTAGAATTAGATATGAAAAACTTAGCGGAAATATCGAAAATCTAAAACAATGGTTGAACGAAAACAATGTTAGGATAATTGGCAAATTACAAACCCCAACAGAAGAATCAATACCATACCTCGAAACCGATACCAGCGAAGTCGGTTACAGCTGGCAGGATACGACTAGTCCTAGTCTGACTATTCCTAGCGAAGTCAAGGGCGTTGAGGAAGTTGATATTTTGAAAACGGGGAAGAATTTGTTTGATGTTGAAAGCGCGAAAAATAAATTAAATTGGACGGAATCAATTAGACAAGCTGGTTATATTGACTTTGTGATAAAAGTTAAAAAAGGAAGTAAATACACTTTTAGCTATCGTGATAAATTAAATATCGGTTTAGAAATGTATGTAGGGGTTGTTAATGAAGAGGATATAACTAATAACATCATCACAAATTGGTTTTATCATAAAACATCAAGCAGTTTGATTAGTAATTGTTTAACGTTTATAGCTAAAGGGGATTATATTTCATTAAGAGTCAATGAATATGGATTTAATATACTATTTGATAATTTACAAAATATACAACTCGAACTAGGCGACACCGCAACCACCTACGAACCATACACCGAGCAACGTATTAATATCACACTGCAACAACCGTTATACGAAAATGACGTAGCAAATGTTGAAAGTGAAAATTATGAGTATGAAATGCAAAAGTATGTTGTTACGGGGGATGAAGTTTTTATTCAAGATTATCAAAAAAAAAGTGGTTATTATGGGAGATATTTTAATTTAAAAAATGGAATGGGTTTAGAAACCGATAAAGTTTTCTGTAATTGTCTTAATTATGTACAATCAATATGGAATTCAGAAAGCGAGGGTGTTTGTCAAAATTCAAATATACAAATACATTTAAAATTTAGCAATGATCGCTTAGGAATTACAGACAATACACCTGTAGAAGAAAAAAGAACTGCTTTTGCTAATTATTTAAAACAGTTATATGCAAGCGGTGATCCTTTGTATATCGTAATTAAAGTTGCTAAGACTACACAACCTATCCCACAAGAGGATTTGGCAAAACTAAAATCATTAAAAACAAACTCGGGTATAAATAATATCTTCATTAATAGCGAAGTAAAATCATCTATTGAAGCACGTTACCCGCAAGATGTAATTTTAGCAGTAAATAAACTGCAAACTAAATTACTAACTTTGCAAGAGGAGGTGGTTAAAAATGTATAGTGTTATTAAAGATGTATTAACAAAAGGTGACTTTGAATTAGTTGATATGTTAAATAAAATTAATAAGTTATGGGTAGAAAACAGTTTAACCGAAGAAGAACGGGATGAATTGATTCAATTAGCACAGACAAATGCCGACCCAGAAAATTCATATGCGCCTTTACAAAAACAAATAGAGGAAGTGTATAAAGAAATCACTTCATTAAAGGGGGTAATTGATGGCTTAGATGCAAGGGTTTTGGCTATTGAAAAAGGTTCACCACAAGAACCTGTTGAGCCACCAGTTGAAGAAGAATACCCCGAATATAAACAGCCAGCTGGAAAACATGACGCATACAACAAAGGCGATAAAATTACTTACAACAGAAAGAAATACGAATGTATTAAAAACAACGTTGTATGGAATCCAGATGATTATCCGCAAGGATGGAAATTAATTGAAGAAGAATAAAATAGTTAAAAAGCACTCTAATTAAGAGTGTTTTTTATATATTAAAAAACAGAAAGTGAGGAAATTTATAATGAAAGTAAAAAAATATGATTTAAAACAATGGGCTAGAGCAGCAGGTATTAGAGCTGTCAAAACGGTTGCACAAACTGCAGTCGCAACAATCGGTACAGCTACAGTAATGCAGGATGTGAGCTGGGTAATGATCGTTAGTGCTTCTTGCTTAGCGGGAATTGTTTCTATTTTAACAAGTATTGCTGGTCTACCAGAATTAGACGCAAATTTAGAAGAAGAATAAAATGGATCAAGGAAATTTTTATATATTGCTATTTGGCGCGATAGGCGGAATAAGTGTTATTGTTGCACCGCTTTTAAAATTGAATTCTAATATTGTTAAATTAAATGCTAATATGGAACATCTTATAGAAAATATGAAAAAGCATGATAGTAAAATAGAAAAAATCGAAGATGAGCTTTATGATATTAAACACGAACAAGCAAATCACGAAACAAGATTAAAAAGTTTAGAAAAGAAGATATAAAGAGAGCGTATAGCTCTCTTTTAAAGTAGGAGGAAAAATAATGAGTAATGTAGGAAATATTTTAAACCAAGCACGTGCTTGGTTTGATTGTAAAGAAAGTGATGGTTCACACAAACAAATTATTGATGTGTATAATGCTTATACACCATTACCACGCAACTATAAAATGAAATATACTGATTCATGGTGTATGACTTTTGTAAGTGCATGTTTCATTAAAGCTGGTTTGGCGCATTTATGCCCATTAGAATGTTCATGTGGTGAAGCAATTAACGTTGCTAAACAAATGGGCATTTGGGAAGAAAATGAAGATATTACACCAAATCCTGGTGATTTAATCATGTATGACTGGGATAAAAAAGACGGATGGCCAGAACACGTCGGGATTATCGAAGTTGTATCAGGAAATCAATTGACTGTAATTGAAGGAAACAAAAGCAATGCAGTTGGACGTAGAAATATTAGTGTTGGTGATGCTTCTATTAGAGGATATGTAAGAATTAATTATGATAATTCACAACCTTCACCAATTCCACAACCAACTCAACCAGCAGCAAATACAGTTGATTACACAGTTAAAGTTAATACTAAATCTGGAGTTAACTGTCGTGATGAACCAAATACAAGTGGTAGCAAAATTACGGCATATGCAAATGGTCAAGAATTACATGTTACTAAAGAACAAAATGGGTGGCTATTTGTAAATGGTATTGGATGGGTATGTGGTGAATATTGTATCAAAGTTAATGATACAAGTACTTCAAGACCTTCAGGAGAATATAAAGTTGTTGTAAATAGCGCGTTGATTGTTAGAACAAAACCTGATGCAAATAGCCCAAGAAAAACAAAATCACAATTAACAGCAGATGGTCAAAAACATTCTAATGCAAACGGTGGATTATTACCTGATACTATTGTTACCGTTAGCGAATGGATAAATGGTTTTGCTAAAATTCCATCTGGTTATGTAAGTGGCGATTATCTAGTTAAGGTGTAATTTTTATGAAACATAAAGTAGTATATATTATATTGATTATATTAGGATGTTTGTCTATAGGTATAACATTGATAGACTACGAAAGGAAAATCGATCAACAAAAACAGCATACCAAGTTATTACAGGAAGAATTAAAAGAAATTCAAGGAGATAGCGAATATTATAAATCTCAATACAAAAAATACTTTGAGTTAAGCGAAGAACTAGAAAACCAGTTGGGGGTATATTCAAACTAGGGCGAAAGTCCTAGTTTTTTTTATTTATAGGTAATTAAAACATCAAGATGGGTATATATATTAATAAAGTACGGTATAACATAAAGGAGTATAAAATATGGTGTTAAAAAAAATATTAGTTGCTATTTTTTCTATAGAGATTGTTTTTTTAGGGAAAAAATGGTACAAATATATTGAAGAAGAAAAGAGAAATAGCAGGATAAACAAATTGGAGGAAAAGAAAATGGGGGAAATTAGAGCGGTGAGTATACCAATTAATGCTGATATAAAAGATGTAGCTGATTGGTTTTTATTAAAAGGAAATATGTCAAATAAAAAAATACAAAAATTATGTTATTATGCTGAAGCTTGGAGTTTAGTATTATTAAATCAAGATATTGCAAAACGAAGTGACTTTGAAGCTTGGGTCCATGGTCCTGTAAGCAAAGTTTTATATGATGAATTTAAAGAATTTGGATGGAGGGAATTAACTATTACTAATCCTGATGTTGTTAAAGATAGATTAAAATCACTTTTTACAAATGAACAGCTTGATGTTTTAGAATCTGTTTGGGATACTTACGGTGAATATGGAGCTGATCAGTTAGAAGCATTAACACATACTGAAGAGCCTTGGTTGGAACAAAGAAATGGATTAGGAAAATTTCAAAGTAGTACAAGAAAAATTTCTAAGGAAACAATGAAAACATACTATCAATCTATTGAAGTTCAATAATGAGTAGAAATAAGAAAAGATTAACTAATGTAGGGATATCAAATAATAAAAAAACGCTCTTAATAGATCCGTTAGTTAATAAAAAAGAACATCCTGAAATAAATTTTAAATATTTATATAAATGCAATGTATGTTGTTTTAATGGTTTAAATAAATATCATAAAGAGCATAAAGAAGAAAAGGTTTTTAATCAACTGCAAGAATTTTTATATAATATTGATAAATGTTCTAATTTAGAAGAAGTAATAACACAGTACACTTCAAGAAAAGGCAGTAAGGTTGAGAATAATTATATAAAACGTATTAAACAAGAATTTGAAACAGCGTATCCTGATGAAAAAGGGTTGCTTGAGAGTAATATTATTCATTTGCATTTAAAAAGGAATGGTAAGGGTAAATTTGTAATATTTGGAGTTAATTATGATAGTGTGTTTTATGTATTAGCATTTGATCCAGGGCATTCCTTTGACAAAATGTAAAGTTAAATACAAAACCTAGAGCATAAGCCTAGGTCTTTTTAATATCCTCTCTAATTAATTTTTTCACGAGGGTATTAAACTTTTTCCCTTCGATATATTTTAATATATCTTTATCTATTTCTTTATTTAATTGTACCGATTTGGTAACTGTATTTTGCGCGTTATATTTGTTACGCGCTTTTTTTTGTGCCTCCGTTGCCATTATTTTTCTCCTTTTTATAATTTTCATAATACCATTTTAAAAATTCGCCGAACATACTATTTTCAGCTTTTTTTCTCGCTTTAATAGCATCCTCTTTCTTTGAATATCTACCTAGATAATAATTTTTGCCCTTAAAGACTATTTGGGCACGCCACATTCCCCTTTTTTTGTCCCATATAACACCTTTTACACCAGATGTGTTATTTTTAGGAATTTTAGTTTTAAATGAATAAGGGTTTGTACCATCTACACTACAACTTGTTTTTGCCCATTCACTTAGTTCTTTGCCTCTATTATAATGATGGTCTTTAGCTAAACACCCACAACTTTTTACTCTGCCCGATAAAAGATCTGATGCAGAAACATTAATTATATTTCCGCATTCACATTGACATTTCCAAATATTGCCTCTGTGTTCTTTTTTTTCTCGAATACATTCTATCGCTGTTAATCTGTCAAATTTTTTTCCTATTAAATTATTAACTTTGAATCGTGTTGGTGAATAGCATCCACAGCCATCATTTTTTTTACTTATAACACTATCAACACGCATCCATTTTTTACTTCCACACAACAAACATTCTACATAGTAAAATTGTTTGCTATTTTCAAATTTATAATCGATGATATTTAGTTTGTGAAGTGTTTGTCCAACTCTATCCTTTGCTTTTGATTGTCTTGCCATTTTGTATCACTATGTTATATAAGAAGCTTATATTAATAAGCTTCTTTTTAATCATCATTTCTAATCCAAATAGATTTTACGACTTCCACATCATCCATGTCATCGCTTCTTCTTTCAATAACATTATAATAAACTGAATGAGTAATCCAATCGATTTGATTATCGTCATCATCGTATAATATGAAATCATCATCACATATAAAATTTTCACAACATCCATCATCATTACAATTTTCTTGTCTTGCATATCCAGCTTTATCTAAAACTTTTTTTGCTTCATCAAATGATAAATAAATAATGTCTTCTAAATTAATTTTTTGTTCCATCTTTCTTCTCCTGAGGGGTTACCTCTTTCTTATTACACTTATATTATATACCTATTAGGTATATTTGTCAATATATTGTTAAAAAATAATAAAAAATAAAGTAATTTTATTCTTAGTATTGTAAAAGGTACTAGGAGGTGAAAATTATGGAGTTAGAAAGAAAAGAAAAAATTGAAACAATAGTAACTCGTCTTGATTCGATTATAGAAATATTAGTTACATTACAAATGAT